TTTGCCACCACCGACTGGGCCAAGGAGATAAATGATCTGCTTTGATTCCTCAAGACCTTGCGCAGCCTTGCGGAAATAATTCACGATTTCCTCAACGACCTCTTCCATGCCGTAAAAATCAGCAAAGGTCTCATAAGTCTTGAGGATCTTATTTCCGAAAAGTCGAGCCAATCGTGGTTCCTTAGCCGTCTCAATGTCCTTAGAAGGACCGATTGCTTTCAGCATACGCTCTGCAGCATTGGCGTAAGTCATAGGATCTTTCTTACACAAATCCAGGTATTCATCAAGAGTGAGTTCCTGTGGCTTTGTAGAAGAATAGATCTTCTTGAACCTTTCGTTAATATTTCCACTCATTGTACAACATTCCTTATAATAATGGTTTACGATACTATTTATTAGAGACTGATTATTTTAACGCGGATAGCGTCGATTTTTGGAAAGTTCTTCAGCCGCATCGTTAAATCCCAATTCCTTCAATAATCCCAAAGGCATAGGATTTCTAAAATCAGGGTCGGCAATAAATCGATACCCGAATTGCCGACCCACTTCTAGAATTAGTTTTGTTGTAATCTTTTCCATAACAAAGAATCCTTCACTTGGTTACAATATTATTCTTCGGCTAGTTGCTTAAAAAAGGCAAGCCCATCTTCATCGTCTTCGTCAGGAGCCGATGCCGCAGGAGCAGCCGGAGTTTCCTTAGCAGGAGCAGCAGCCTCTTCAAGCGTAGAAGCCGTAGGAGCGGAAGCAGCCTTCGCTGTAGGAGCCGGAGCCTCTTCATCCTCGTCAGTCGCCCTTGTGTTGACGGTCTGCTTTAGAACCTGCTCTAAACGCTTCTTCAGATCATCATAGGACTTGAAGTTCTTCGGGTCAACGATTTCCTGAAGAGAATATTCAGATATCCAAACCTTCTCAAGCTTCTCATCATCAGTGAAGAGAGGAGCGGGAGCCAAGAATTCGCTCTCGTCATAATTGCGGAAACCGTCCTTCTTACGGGCAACAAGACGGAAAGTTGCGCCTTCCCAAAGATCAAAGGGGTTCATCGGCTGAACAGCGTCGCCAAGTTCCTCAGGAGGGTTCATCTTTGAATAGATTTTATCAAAGATCTTCTTTCCGTACTTAAACTTGAAGACTTTACCGTCGTTCTCAGGAACCGAAGGATCTTTCACAACATAGATGTTTGAGACGAAGATCAGATTACGACTTTGAGCACGAGCCTGTTTGCGAGCAGGAGCATCCTCATCCTTTGTAGAATTCCAAAGTTCAGTGTTCAACTCCGCGACCGGATCCTTCTCGTTTTGACCGAGACTGGTGCGGCAATTCTCAATGTACCAGCCACCAGGACCTTTAAAACTGTGGTTCCAGTAGCGAACGTAGGGAACTTCTTCACCCTTTGGTGCGGGAAGGAAACGAATGATAGCCGAGCCGTTGCTCGCCTTATCTACAGTCAATTCCCAGAATGTTGGATCTTTTTGATAACCACCGCCCTGATTGATTTGTTTCAGCTTTTCGTTAAGCTTTTCTGCGTTTGAGAGACGGTTTTGTTTGAGTTTTGCGAAATCAGTATTCATTGTATCTCCTTGTATTTTCTTGTGTTTTTGTATGTTACTTGTATGAACTGTGTATCACTATTATTTATTTGCTCTTTAAAAAATCAACAAGTAATTTTCGAACTTTTTCCTTGTCATAGGAAATAAACGGTTGATATTTTCTCATCTTCTTGAGCACATTCGGCCAAACAATAGTATCGATGATCTTGTTGTTCCAAGCCAAAGTAAAGTTGATAATGTCATCAAGTAAAATCAATGTCTCTATACTAATTGTTTTCTGAAGAAAGTCAACCAATAGTTTTGGATGCTGACCTTCCTTTACAATAATACTTTCTTGAGAGAAATCTATCTTCTTTAGTTCTTCGCTGAAGGTGTATGAGAGGGATTGGAGTTTTCTTTGTTGTTCAATATAAATTTGTTCTGATTCTCCACCAAAAAAGTCTCCAATCCATTTAGGATTATTTGCGATAATATTTGCAACCAGATATCCTTCGATGTCCGGTTTTTTGGCGAGTTTTTCAAAGTAATATTTGTCTCTTCTTTTGTCAAATGATTCCTCAGAGCATCTGATCTTTCCCTGGTATCGAAAGTAGTCATACTCCGTAGAAAAATGTCTTGTAACGGCAAGATATTTCTTATACGCTTCAAACGGATGAATCACATAAACCCTACTTTTTCTTCGGTAAAAGTCACGTGCCCATGGCTGTTCACGTGGGCAATCAAAACGATGCCTTCGCTCATTTTGTCGTAGTCATGATGGAGGAAAATATCTCCGTCATATATCGTTATAACATCTTCTGCGTATGGTAAATAGTAATAATCCTGCTGCGTCATCCAGATCATGTGGGAAGCCTCGAATATTTTTCCTTCATCATATTTAGATCTTCTGCTTCGATCTGAATACAGCTTTTCAACTTTGAATTTGACTTGATCACAGCTGCAACCGTCTCAATCTCCACATTATTCTTCTCACAATAGTAAATCACCGCATCGATGTACGAAACACCTTTGGTGTCGATGATTTTCTTTATATCTTCAAAGAACGAAAGGTTTAGAATCTTACCTTCACCCAAAATCTTATTTAACTCATTCATCCTTTTTTCTTATCCTTAAAAAATACATGGTCTTGAATCTGAACCGTTTTGACCTTGTGCGCCCAACCATCATCATACTGCTCCGGATGGATATAGATTGTATGATAGTATTTCGCACCGTGTGTGGGATCTTTCATTTTATCATAATTAGCAAGAACATTTAAGGCAACATGAAAACTGCTCTGCCAAGCAACTTTGTTGTGAATTCTATGATCTTTATCTTCGCAGACCCAGGAGAACTGGCAAACGACCTTTCCGTCAGGACTTTTCGTCTTTTGACGGACGATCTCGCAGACTTTCGAAGGGAAGGCTGGATCTCGCGACCGATTGACCACGACGAAAGCCACTGCCTCCTTACCCTTCTCTATTTGGTTCGCAGCCTCAAAATAGATATTCCTCGCCAGGCAGTTCAAAGAAGCTTCATCAATATGCTTCTTCTCTACAGGCGTGGGGTTTACCGGAACAGGAACATATTCCTGTCGGTACGGAGCAGCAAAGTGCCTTGGGTGCTCTGGATATTGGACGTTATGATGGAATACAAAGTAAACAAAAAAGGGTACGACGATTAGGGGTGATATCCAGGACTGGATCTTCTCTAACATCTCTCTTTCTTTGCGTTGTTGATGGGATAGATTTTAATAATGATTAATCAACGAATCATTAAAAAAGAAAATGCCGGTTTGATTCTGTTTCCAAGACAAACCGGAAAAAACTCATCGCATGGAATTAAGCTGCAAGCTTGAATCCAAGAGCAGTCTGCTTAACTGCCTTTGGAGCGTTGAACTTGAAACCACCGAATGACACATTTTGTGTGGCATTTATAGTGTGAACTGTACGAGGGTCGTATCTTACCCAATGTCTCGTTTCGTCTTTACTGTCCCTGTCGATCCTAGTTCCGACCCATGAAAAAGATGATGAAAATTGGTGCTACCACTTTCCGACTTCCGAGGGTTTCTGAAAAGTGCGACTTTCTTCACCTCTTTAGCCGTCATCATCTTTTTGGTGGATCGGACGGGCATTGCATCCCGTGTCCAGCGAACCTATTCTACAAAATGTCATCAACATCAAAAGTATTTATAAGGAAACGGATTGAGAAAGTCAACTACTTTTTATTAGCAAAGTAATAATTCCACCAGCCGCCAGCAGCAGCAATATCAGCTGCCTTTCTTGCTTTCTTTTGCTCTTTCTTTCTTGCTTTCTTTTGCTCTTTAGTGATTTTTATGTCTTTCCAATAGTTCTCCCACAGTCCCATATTGAAGCTTCTCAAAGCCTCGATAGGACTAATACCATGGCCGATCACGCCGCTCGCTATCTTTCCTTCGCCGATATTGGGAGTGGAACATTCGTAATATTTCTCACCAACTTTATGAATGATGATGTCGGTACGTGTGTCCTCAGTCATTCGAACAACTCGTCATCATCTTCAGGATATTCATCTTCATCCTCGTCCTCAAAAAGTTCGTCGTCGAATTCATCCTCATCCTCCTCAGCAATGAAGACAATCCGTGCCGCGACAACCAGACCTTCGCGCTCGATAACGAAAAGATCATAGCTTCCGTCACCATATCCGGAAGAGGAAACGACAGCATAACCATAACCAGAAGCATCGGTAAGGATGCCAGCATATGAGCCTTCTGTGGTTGCCTCGCAAGCCTTGCCATAGAATGTAGAAAGATCACCATATTCTCCAGTAGAATCCCCTCTCGGGTAGAAAGCATCGTCAAAGAAACCGGCTTGGCCAGAATCAACACCGACTTCGAAATCGTGAACGCGCCGCCATTGGTAGCCGGTCGCGTAAGAATTGATCATCCCCTGAATGCTTTCGTGGACAACCATCAATTCCGCAACGCGCCCATCATCGTGCTGGATGTACGCATTCCACTTGCCTTGCCGACAATTTGACAGGACACCTTGGCACCAAGTATTGATGCTATAGCAAGGATCCGTCACGCGAAGCATGGGACAATGAAGTTCAAATTGACCGAGCAACATTAGAATGATCCTTCTTTGATGTAATCTTTAGTGAACTCAAAGAGTATAAAACAGTTTCATGCGGAAGTCAACTGTTCTTTTTTGCGAAAGTAAATCTTACTGATGGTGATTTTTCTCGGTAGTAATCCGGACCGTCGTCTCGCTTTCCGCTGTCGCGCATACCACTATCAAACCATACGCTGATGCCTCCCTTTGCGAGTTTCTTAATTTGTTGAAAGGTCTTACTTTTGATCGGTTTGATGTTGATAAAGTTGAAAGATTTATCCAAGAAGTCCCGACCGTAAATATGATTATAACTTTGACCTTCAATTGCATCGATAGGGTCTTTTGAAAGCATAACAAATATGCTATCTTTGATGGGCAAATTGAATTCTGTTCTGCCTTCATCTACAAGTTTCTTCAGAGCCGATAATGTAATTTGAGGGTAAAGAAGATCAAATTCAGCGATCATTCTCTCCAGGTTCTCTTTAACATTTCGGAGGGCAAAATCTTTTTTCGCTTTTTGTTCAGCTTCAAACCTTTGATTTATTTCGTCAACCGTCTGATTTGCTCGTTCAATAATAGATTGAATTGTAATTTTACTCATGATAAATCCTCATTTAAAGCCAGAGATTTTAATTTTCTCCATTCCTGGTTTCTTTCCTGTGTCCACCGGCGGAGGAGCAACAGCATCTTGCGAGATGTTCTGTCCAGTTTG